GGAGACATCACCTTCCCTTCCCCACCTGCCTATGGGGACGCTGACTTATCACAACTCAAAGACAGCACATACTTTTTTAGTTAATGCAAATAATTCTAACCAATAGAAAGGAACGCAAATAGTAAAATGGCAAACATAATAACAACACCTCAGGGTAAAGCAGTTTACCCTCGTATAGATACACCTGACACAAAGTTCAACGAAGATGGATTATACTCCTGCAAACTTCACATAAGTGAGGATGACTTCAGAGCCTTTGAGATGGGTATTGATAAATTGTATGACGCAGCATATGACGCTGAGTGCAAAGCTCAAGGTAAGAAGCTGAAGAAATCAGCAAACAAACCAGTAAGGATTACACCTGATGGGGACTTTGAGATTTACGCAAAGCAAGTTGCACAAAAACAAACAAAGACAAAAGGACTTATCGAGTTCTCTGTTGCTTGTTTCGATAGTCAAGGTAATAAAATCTCTACCCCTAAAGTTGGTAGTGGTTCTGAGCTAAAGATGGCAGTCGAACCAAACTTCTGGTTCATTCCTAGTCAGGGCTTCGGCTACACCCTACGACTAAAGGCAGTCCAAGTGATTGACTTAGTTGAGTATGGAGGTGGCGGTAACTCTGGCAATTATGGTTTCGGTAAGAGCGATGGTGGATACACCGGTGAGTCTTTTAACGAAACTTTTACGGAGACTAATGAGGCACTCACGTCGGAAGCCCCGTTCTAAATCTCCTTATCGTTCTGGTTTCGAGGAGAGGGTAGCCGGTGTCTTAAAAGATGCCAAGGTTGCCTTCTCCTACGAGACCCTAAGATTGGAATATTTTAAAACGTGCCACTACAAACCAGATTTCATACTACCTAATGGAGTGATACTTGAAGTTAAAGGATACTTTACAGCCAGCGATAGAACAAAGCACAAGCTCGTCAAAGAGTGTCATCCAGAATTGGACATTAGGTTTGTATTTCAGAACGCTAACAATACCCTCAGTAAGAAAAGCAAAACAACCTATGCGAAATGGTGCGACACTAATGGATTCAAATGGTGTCACCAAAGGATTCCACACACATGGCTGAACTAACACCACTAAAAACACACCAACCTTGCCCAGAGTGCGGCAGTAGCGATGCACTCACAATCAATACCAATGGTACTACCAAGTGCTATTCGTGTTCTACGTTTACCTCATCCACTAATGATAATGTGGAGGTACTTGATAAGAAGTTTGTTACTGGTACAGTTATGCCCCTTCCCAAGAGAGGTATACACGAAGAGACCTGTAAGAAATACAACTATAGAATTGGACAGGTCAATGGTGAGACAGTTCACATTGCTAACTTCTATGACCTCAACAAGAAAATTGTAGCTCAGAAGTATCGCACTGCTGACAAGAATTTTAAATGCAATGGTTCACCTACTCACTTCTTTGGGCAGCACTTGTTTCCCAATGGAGGTAAACGACTGGTCATTACTGAAGGTGAGATAGACTGTCTGACAGTAAGCCAAGTACAGAATAATACTTGGGAGGTAGTCTCTCTAAGTTCTGGAGTGCAGAGTGCTAAGTCACTATTCAAACGTCACCTTGAGTGGCTTACTAAGTTTGAAGAGATAGTCCTTATGTTTGACTCTGATGATGTGGGCAAGCAAGCAATGGAGGATGTCGCTCACATTATTCCTGCCGGCAAATGTAAGATAGCAAACCTGCCTATGAAGGATGCCAACGAGCTTCTACTAGCAGAGCAGCCCAAAGAAATACTCAAGGCTATATGGAACGCCAAGGTATGGGGACTGGATGCAATCGTAAGAGGTTCAGAGCTATACGAAAGGCTGACATCCCCAAAGAACTTTGAGTCAATCCCTTATCCATTTGAAGGACTGAACAGAGTAACACGAGGCATACGCACTGGTGAGATAATCACCTTCTGTGCCGGCAGTGGTATTGGTAAGTCTCAGATATGTAAGGAAGTCACCTATAATATATTGACCACCACCGACAAACGTATGGGCTACATCGCCCTAGAAGAAAGCGTTGAGAGAACTGGTAATGGTATCATAGGTTTACATCTTAACAAACTATTACACCTAGATAACTTCGATGCGAATGATGAGTACAAGGAAGCATACGAAGCTACTGTGGGTAATGGTAGATTTTTCTTGTATGACCACTGGGGTTCTCTCGAAGGGGACAAGCTCGTTGGTCACATAAGATACATGGCGAAGTCATTAGATGTTGAGTACATCGTACTTGACCACATCTCAATCGTTATCTCAGGTAGCTCTGAAGGTGACGAAAGAAGAATGATAGACAACCTAATGACTAAACTTCGTGCCTTGGTTGAGGAGTGTAAGATAGGTGTAATACTTGTCAGTCATCTCAAGAGACCAGAAGGAAGAGGACATGAGGATGGTGCTACTACATCAGTCGCACAGCTTCGTGGGTCAGCCGGCATAGCACAACTAAGTGATATGGTTATAGGCTTGGAACGCAATCAACAAGACGCAGAGAACAAGCATCTCACATCAGTAAGAGTTCTAAAGAATAGATTTAGTGGCGATACTGGAGTGGCTTGTAATCTACGTTGGCAAGCAGAAACAGGAAGACTAACAGAAGAAAAATTAATCGAGGGAGACACAGGTGAAACTTATTTTTAAATTATGGAATATTGTTCAAACTTCAAATACGACCTCAAGGTTGGTCACGTTGCTGAGAAGCAAGTTGCCGAACTTCTTGAGAATAAAAAGGTCGAAGTCAAAAGAGACCTTAAAGCAACAACTACTGGCAATTTATTTATTGAGTATAAATCCAGAGGCAAAGACTCAGGCATATCTACTTCCGAAGCAGACTATTGGTGCTTCGTATTTGATGAGCTTTTTATCTTCATTGAAAAAGAAAAACTAAGAGCAATGATTGAACCAATGAAGGGCAGCACAATGGACAAGCGAGGCGGTGACAAGAATACAAGTTGCGGCATCCTCTTACCTATTAAAAAATTATTAGAAATAAAAGATGATGGAGAGCTTAACTGATGAAGCAATACAATTTCATGGTTGTGATGACGCAATCATTGGTAATGATAACAGGGGTTACTTGGTCTATTCCTACGCAAAACTTATCGAGGTCTTTATGTCTCAAGGCATGACTGATGAAGAAGCGGTTGAATGGGTTGACTACAATGTCGCAGGCGTAATGCCACAACACTACACAATAAATTATGAACACACTAATATTTGATATAGAAACAAATGCCATCAAAGACTGGGCAAACTTGAGTGACCTTACTGCTCTTCACTGCCTATCTATCTTTGATATAGATAACAATGAGATGACTAGCTACAATTCTGTAGATGGCAACATCGAAGAAGGTCTAGTTAAACTACTCAATGCTAAAGCAATAGCAGGACATAACATCATAGGGTTTGATGTCCCTGCTCTTACAAAGCTATACGACTTCACTCACAACAACCTGATAGATACCCTTGTGTTAGCTAGGTGTGTATATCCAGATGTACGCAATGATGACTTCAAGCGTGAGAACTTTGATAAGAAGTTGATTGGTTCACACTCGTTGAAGGCTTGGGGTACTCGCATCAATGTTCTCAAGGACAACTATGGTGAGACTTCGGACTGGTCTGAGTGGTCACAAGAGATGCAAGATTACTGTGAGCAAGATGTTCGTGTAACTTTTATGTTGTATATGTGGTTGCTAGGTAAGAACCCATCACAGAAAATGCAAATGCTTGAGCATGAGTTCGCTATCCAAATGCGTAAGCAAGAAGCTAATGGGTTTCCCTTTGATGTATCTAAAGCTAATCATCTCATGGAGCAGCTAATGCTTGAGCGTTGTGAGATAGAGACAGAACTACAAAAGGTATTTCCTCCATCCGTTGAAGAGACCAAGACACACTGGTGGGTAAACCCTAATGGTGACAAGTTCCCTACCAAGAAGGCTATGATTGAGAGTGGTTACAAGCCTAGTCAGTGTTCTAAGGGTGACTTAAAAGTTAAACAGATACCATTCAATCCCAACAGTCGTGACCAGATATGTGAACGCCTGATGTCTCAAGGGTGGAAGCCAGAGGCATACGAAGGTAAGCGACCTGCTATCAATGAGTCAGTCCTCAAGGAGATAAACACACAGGAGTCACTCAAACTATTGCAGTTCTTAACTATATCTAAACGCCTTGGACAACTCATCGAGGGCAACCAAGCGTGGTTTAAGTTAGTGCGTGATGGAAAGATACATGGAGGTATTAATACTAATGGAGCAGTCAGTGGTAGATGCACTCATCAAAACCCTAATGTAGCTCAAGTGCCTTCTGTTCGTAGTCCCTATGGTGGAGAGTGTAGAGAACTATTCACTGCACCTGAGGGTAAAGTATTAGTTGGATGTGATGCTAGTGGATTAGAACTACGATGCCTTGCACACTACTTGTTCCCTTGGGATGATGGTAAGTATGCTAAGACTATCCTTGAAGGTGACATCCACACAGCTAATCAGAAAGCAGCAGGACTAGATACAAGAGACCAAGCAAAGACTTTCATCTATGCAACACTCTATGGTGCAGGTGATGCCAAGATTGGTTCTATCGTAGGTGGTTCTTCTAAGGATGGTAAGCGTCTGAAGGCTAACTTCAAGAAGAACCTTCCTGCATACAGTCACCTAGTCAAAGCAGTAGAAGCAAAGGTTACATCAGTAGGTTCACTCAATGGACTTGATGGACGTAAGCTGCCTTGTCGTTCAGCACACTCAGCACTCAACCTACTATTGCAGTCAGCAGGTGCAGTCATAATGAAGCAAGCCTTAGTAAACTTCGTTGACAAAGCAACTAACGACTATGAGCTACACGCAAATGTACACGATGAAGTTCAGTTTAGTTGTGACGCTGAAGAAGCTGACACATTAGGTAATGATTTTGTATCAGCCATACGACAAGCCGGAGATGATTTAAATTTTAACTGCCCTCTTGATGGTGAATATCAAGTTGGGAATAACTGGAAGGAGACACACTAATGGCACATGACCACCTCGTAAAAGAAGCAATAATCATAGGCATCAAAGATAAGATTAGAGAATGTTCTCAAGCCCTTCAACGCAATGAGAGTATGAGAATACAACTAATTAAAGAACATAAAGTTCTATTAAACAGAATGAGTAAACTAGAAGAGTTCAGAAAGGAAATATGAGTGCTAAGACAATAATAATAGATGGCGATATGATTGTGTATCGAGCAGCGTTTTCATCAGAGGTGGAAACTAAATGGGATGACAATGTGTGGACACTCCATTCATCGGAAGCGGAAGCTAGGGCTAAGGTAGATGAACTTATTAGTGGCATCCTTAAAAGGCTTAAAGCTAAAGACTATGTTGTGTGTCTTACAGGTAAGAATAACTTTCGTAATAAATTATTCCCTGACTACAAAGCCAACAGGTCAGACAAGCGTAAGCCTCTAGGTATCAAAGACTTAAATGATTATATGTATGACCACCACAATGGATTGATGGTAGATGGCATAGAAGCAGATGACCTCATTGGTATCTTCTGTACTGAACATCCCAAGGACACCATTGCAGTAAGCGGTGATAAGGACTTCGGAACTCTACCAATTACTTGGTACAATCACCTCACCGATAAACTTATTAAGACTGGCGTTCGTAAAGCTAAACGCTTTCACCTTATTCAAACTCTTACTGGTGACGCAGTAGATGGATACAAAGGTCTCAAGGGTGTGGGTGCTAAGACTGCCGAGAAGATACTATCCAAAGGTGGAGCTACTTGGAAGACAGTAGTTAATGAATACAAGAAGCATGACCTGACTGCTGATGATGCCCTACTGACTGCACGTCTAGCATACATATTACAAAACAAAGATTACAACAAAGAAACACAGGAGATAAAACTATGGAATCCATAACCTCACCAACAGCATCAACCTTACCTGATAGCGGTAAACGCTCAGAGTTTGATACCGGTGCAGTTAGAGATGCAATGGAAGGTAAAGGTATGCCTTCGTTGTTACCTATATCTGCACTTCGTGCTGCCTCTAAACGCTTTGAAGATGGAGCAACTAAGTATGGCAGAGATAACTGGATGAAAGGTATTCCACTTAGTAGATATATAGATAGTCTCTATCGTCACCTGTGGCAGTTCATAGAAGATGATGACAAGGAAGACCATGCAGGTGCTATCATTTGGAACGCTATGTGTCTTGTTCAAACAGACGAATGGATTAAGAATGGCAAGTTGCCTAAGTCCTTGGATGATATAAGGAAGAGGGAATGTGAAGAATCCCAACAAATTAAGGAATAATTATGGATGCTCCACTTCCCTATATAAGCCCTGAGTTACTCAAAGCATTGACTGAAACATTTCCCCCAAAGGATTTCGGTACAGACAAATCGCTTCGTGACATAGACTTTTATCATGGGCAACGCTCTGTGATTAATTTCCTTGAACATCAATTCAATATCCAAAACGAAAATATATTAACGAAAGATTAATCATGTGTTCAACTCCTGACGTCCCACCACCACCACCTCCTCCTGCACCTCCTCCCCCTCCTACAAATATGGCTAAAGCAGTTCGCAACAAGCCGGCTCAAAAACGTAGAAGCGGTGGCAGTAGAACAGGTATATCTGCTTTAACAATAAGACGACCTTCAGTTAATGTTGGCACAAGTGGAGTTGGTGCTAACGTCTCCTATTAATGGCTGACAAAACCCTAACAGTAAATGGACAACCATTCACGTTCAATCGTGATAGGTTTGCAGGTGTAAGAACTATGACAGTCAATGGGGAAACTCGTACTGTAGACCGCACAGCTTCAGTCATAGACTCAGACAGAGCAGGAGAGTCTCGCCCATTACTTAGTAAAGTAGTTGGGGGTGCGGCTGTAGCTTACAGTCTTCGTGACCTCAATAGCAAACAAGGAAACAACAAGGTA